CTTGGAGGTCTAAATGGGTTACACAAAGCGCCAGTTCGTAACGTCAGCCTTTGAAGAAATTGGCTTGGCGGATTACGTCTTTGACCTTCAGCCTGAACAGCTAGAAGCAGCTTTGCGCCGTTTAGACTCTATGATGGCCGAATGGAACGCAATGGGCATACGGCTTGCATATGCAATGCCAAGCAGCCCACAAGATAGCGACCTTGATACAGAGACCAATGTGCCAGACAGCGCATGGGAAGCTATCATCACCAACCTCGCCATTCGTATTGCTCCAGGCTACGGCAAGGCCGTATCTCCTGATACCAAGGTATCAGCGAAGGGCGCTTTTAACGTATTGCTCCAACGTGCGACATTCCCGCTAGAGCAGCAACTTCCTTCAACAATGCCGCTAGGTCAAGGCAACAAGCCTTGGCGCTGGGATAATCCTTTCGTGCAGCAACCTTACGATCCTTTAGATGCTGGGCCTGATGGCCCTTTTGAGTGGAGTTAAACAATGCCTACAATTAACCAGCTTCCGACTGTAACACAGGTTCATGGCGGTGATCAGTTGCCGTTGTTCGTGACCAACCAAGGTGACGCTCGTCGTTGCTCTATCACAACGCTTATTGAATATATCCAAGTTAACTTTGGTGCTGTTACCTGTTCGTCGGTTCAGACAACGCCAATAACTTATGTCCAGCTACCAACAGCAGTTGGAAACACTGGTGCTAGGGCTTTCATCACCGATGCCAGCACTGCTACATTTGCTGCCACTGTTGCTGGTGGTGGCGCTAACAAGGTTCCCGTCTATAGTGATGGCACAAATTGGAAGGTTGGATAATGTCTTACGTTGACCCTTTTACCCCAAACTTTGGTTCAAACATTGTTGCTACTCCTGCGGCATCATCGGCATCTGTCACCATTGCTGCTAGTGACGATTGCGTTCGTCTTGTGAACACTGGCTCAAATGTTTGCTACGTTCGTCTTGGTGAAACTGCTGCAACTGCAACAACCGCTGATCTGCCTGTCCGTGCTGGCAGCGAAGTGATAATCCGTAAAGCTTTTGGTTATACAAAGCTGGCGCACATCTCCGCATCTGGCACTACTCTGAATATTCAGACTGGAAGCGGCGGCATTTAATTTCAATCAAAGGATCGAGATATGATTATTCAACCAGGTCTAACTCAGACAATCACAGATGTGCTTGTCCCCGCTGGTCAGTATATCAGCGTTGGGAATGTCGGCAATGATGCTACAACCGTTTCGCTTGAGCCAATCGGCCCAGCAAGCTATGAAAGCTACACTCAACTTGCATCGCTTTCTAACAGGGCACAGATGTTTGGCCCTTATCCAGTTGATCGCACTGTGCGTATTATCAGCGGAATTGAGTCAATAGCGCAATATGATGTAGGCACTCAACCAACGCTGCGTGATTTCCCGCCATTGACAATCGGCAATCTTGATCCTGTTGCTTTGGTTGAGCCAGCCTCGACCTTTGTGACGCTGACCTATGCGGATAACGCGGGTGATGTCAAATTGGTAAGTGCTGGCGTTCATGGCCTCACCAATGCAGTTTCGCAAGGCGCGAGCCTGTATATCACTTGGACAGGTGGAACGGCGACCACAGGCTTTTATGAAGTTGTAGACGCTGATACAGATACTGAGGAGGTAACCATTGACCTACCTTACGTTTCGTCAACCGTAACGATTACCATCGCTGCACCTGGCGTAGTCACTTGGACAGCACATGGCCTGTCTGTGAACGACACAATCCGCTTTACCACTACGGGTGCATTGCCTACTGGATTGGCTATCAACACCACATACTATGTGAAGGAAGTGCTGTCAGCCAACACCTTCACCGTGTCAACATCAGCAGGAGGCGCAGCAGTCACCACTAGCGGCACACAGTCTGGCACACAAACTGCGCTTGTTTGGTATGGCGTTGCCGTAGTTGCTGTGGCCAACACAGTAGTTACTCTGGCATCCGTCACAGTCCCTGGCTGGTCGATGGGCGTTGGCGGCGGCATGGAGATTGACGCGCTGTTCACAGTAACCAATAACGCTACTGTTAAAACCTTGGGCATGACATATGGCGGAAGTTCTGTCTTATCTGCGGCGGCGGCAAGCAACGCAAGCGCATCTGTTCAGAAAATACTATACAACCGTGGTGGCTCGCAAGTTCTCAGCAACTCAACGTCTTCCATAGGTCACGGCCTATCAACTGGTGCAAACGTGGTTCTGAGCGTTGATGCTTCAGTAGATCAGACATTTGCAATCACTGCACAGCCAGCGACTGCAAATAACCTTATGCGCCTTGAAGCATTCAACCTTTATGTAACTTTCTAATAGGAGAATTAAAATGCCAATGGTCGGTGGAAAAAAGTTCAGCTACGATGCAAAAGGTATGGCGATGGCAAAGAAAGCTGCTGCTAAATCCGGCAAAGCTATGACGATGACCAAAGCGAAGAAGAAAAAGAAGTAAGGTGGCGAAGGATTCGCGTCTGACTCGTGCGGGTGTTGCTGGGTATAATAAGCCTAAGCGCACCCCAAGTCATCCGAAGAAGTCTCATATTGTTGTTGCAAAAGATGGCAACAAAATAAAGACGATTCGCTTCGGAGAGCAAGGCGCGAAGACTGCTGGCAATCCAAAGGCTGGTGAATCTGAGGCGATAAAAAAGAAACGCGCATCATTTAAAGCGCGTCATTCTAAAAACATTGCTAAGGGAAAAATGAGCGCGGCATTCTGGGCAGATAAGGAAAAGTGGTGACATGGTGCAAATCCCTATCCTTAACGGCATCTATACGGATGCAACGCCAGAGTTCCGCACATCGTATCCTGTCAACTTAGTTCCAGTTCCTAATGCGACTGGGATAAGCAATGGATTCCTGCGCCCTGCTGATGGGCTGATTAGTTTTGCAACTGGCCCTGGCGTTGATCGCGGCGGCATTAACTGGAATGGCGTTTGCTATCGCGTCATGGGTTCCAAGCTGGTGACCGTTGGATCGACTGGAATTATCACAATCCTTGGCGATGTTGGTGATGATGGTTCTTTGGTCACACTTGATTATAGCTTCGATCTTCTCGCCATCGCTTCTGCGGGTAAACTTTTCTATTGGTCTTATTCCACAGGGCTGCGTCAAGTTACCGATCCTGACATTGGTGCTGTTTTAGATGTAGTCTGGGTTGATGGATATTTCATGACCACAGATGGCGAGTTTATAATTGTTACGGAATTGAATGATCCTCTTGCTGTAAATCCTCTAAAATATGGATCATCAGAAATTGATCCCGATCCTATCGTGGCGTTGTTAAAGCTTCGCAATGAAATTTATGCGCTTAACCGCTATACGATTGAAGTATTTGATAACGTAGGCGGAGACCTATTTCCGTTCCAGCGCATCAATGGCGCACAGATTGAAAAGGGCGTAGTTGGAACACACGCTTGCTGCATATTCTTAGAAAATTGCGCCTTTCTCGGTAGCGGATTCAATGAATCGCCTGGAGTATATTTAGGGGCAAATTCCAACGCAACAAAGATTAGCACTCAAGAAATTGATGAAATTTTATTGGGATATACTGAGGCTGAACTGGCTACGGTTAAGCTGGAAGCACGCAATGATTGTTCTCACCAGCATCTTTACGTTCATCTTCCTGATCGCACTATTGTATTTGATGCAGCAGCTACGCAGCAATTAGGCGCTCCGGTTTGGTTCACGCTTACCAGCAGCGTTGTGGGATTCTCAAAGTATCGCGCACAAAACATGGTGTGGTGCTATGACCAATGGCTTGTCGGTGATCCATTAAACAGCAATGTTGGTAAAATGGTGCAAGACATTTCCTCTCATTATGGCGAGATAGTGCGCTGGGAATTTGGCACTATGATAGTTTATAACGAAGGTCGTGGAGCAATCATTCAGAACTTAGAACTTGTCTCTTTAACTGGCTCCGTTGCTTTTGGCGAAGACCCTGCAATTTGCACTAGTTATTCCACAGATGGTCAATCGTGGAGTCAAAATAAATTCATTAAGGTTGGTCAATTAGGGCAACGGGCAAAGCGTCTAGTCTGGTTTCAGCAGGGATGGATGCGTAACTGGCGGATTCAAAGATTCCAAGGCACGAGTGATGCGCACGTTTCATTCGCACGGCTTGAAGCGCAGATTGAGGCATTGGCGTTCTAATGGCGCGGACACCGACCAGACTTGGATTAAGCAGAGACCAGCTTGCGTCGTTTTTAAACGACTTTGAGCAAATCAAGCAGTTTGAAAATCTATTTGCCTCTGTCGATCAGATGGCAACTGTCACAGTAGATGACACAAACATAGCTGCCGACAACGCAGCTTCTTCTGCAAACCAAGCATTGGCTGAGATTAGCTCAGTTGCCCAAGAAACTGCATTGCTGTCTTTGGCTCCACCTGATCTTGGCGGCACAGTCACTCGTGTCGGTCTGTCAGCAGGGACTACAGGCCTAACTGTTGCTGGCACTAATCCAATCACCACAAGCGGAACATTCACGCTGGGCGGCACTTTAAACTTAGCCAATGGTGGCACTGGAGCAACAACTGCAAGCGCAGCAAGAGTGAATATTGGTGCTACCACAGTCGGCGGCAACTTCTTCACGCTTACTAACCCGTCAGCAATTACCTTTCCTCGCATAAATGCTGACAATACAGTAAG